CCGACTGCAACCCGATTGAGCAGCAGGCGCGGCAAGACCGCCTAGACGCGGCCTACGAAGCCAGCGGTCGCGCTGAGCTGCCTAACGGCAACCCCCTCAAGTCCACCTACACCGCTCTCCTCACCAGCGATGACAGCACCACGCCAGACGCTTGAAGACCTGCTCGCCGAATGGTGGCGCGATAGCTACCCCCACGCTGCGCCGATCAACAACCAAACCGCCAGCTTGATCGTGGCCTTTGCCGCGTGGGTACTGGCTCGCAAAGCACGCGGAGAAGCCCAGTGATCAAAGCCGACCACTGGATTCGCGTCCGCGCTAATGCCGGCATGATCCAACCGTTTGAACCGAACCTGATCCGTCAGCTCGGCCGCCTCAAGGTGCTCAGCTATGGCTGCAGCTCCTACGGCTATGACATCCGCCTCAGCCCAGCCGACTTCCGGGTGTTCCAGCACGTGCCGGGCACAATCATGGACCCCAAAGCCTTCAACCCGGACAACCTGCGCAACGTCGAGCTTCAGGGCGATGAACGCGGCCGCTACTTCGTACTGCCGGCCCATAGCTACGGCCTCGGCGTAGCGCTGGAGAAGCTCAGCGTGCCGCCCAACGTCACGGTGATCTGCTTGGGCAAGTCGACCTATGCCCGCATGGGCGTGATCGCCAACATGACCCCAGCGGAAGCAGGCTGGCGCGGGCACCTCACCTTGGAGTTCAGCAACAGCTCAGGCGCCGACTGCAAGCTGTATGCCAACGAGGGCATCTGTCAGCTGCTGTTCTTTGAGGGTGACCCTTGCGAGGTGAGCTATCACGACCGCGAGGGCAAATACCAAGACCAGGATCACCAAGTCACCTTGGCGACGGTCTAGTGAAGAGGGTGCCCGGTAGCCAAGGCTCACGCACCTTGGCCTCACCGCTGCCGGGCACAGCGGACGACTCAGACTTTTGAAAGTTTGAGGCCCCCAATTTAGTCAATTTCTCCCTTCCCTGTTGATGGCCCACACTGCCAGTTCGGTGGACTGGATTTTGAAGCAGTCCCACCGCTATCCGCTGCTCACGGCTGAAGAAGAGATCACCCTGGCTCGTCAGGTCCAGGCATGGCTGGCCTTGAGGGAGATCCAACGCCCCACCCCCAAGCAACGGGCGATCATCCGCAAAGGGATGCGTGCCCGTGAGCGCTTCTACCTGTCCAACATCCGCCTAGCGGTCAACTGCGCCAGCAAGTACGTCGGCTATGCCGGCACGATGACCCTAGAAGACCTGATCCAAGAGGGTCTGCTCGGCTTGGATTCAGCGATCAACAAGTTTGATCCGACCCTTGGCTACAAGTTCTCCACCTACAGCTACTGGTGGATTCGCCAAGGCATCACCAGGTCCATCAACAAGTACAGCCGTGTGATCCATTTGCCGACAGCGGCGAATGATTCGATCCGCAAGGCTGGCGACTACATGCGGGACTACTGCCGGGCGCATGGCAAGCTGCCGCCGGTGGCTGAGGTGGCTGAGTTCTGCAAGGTGGGCACGCAAACGCTGCTGGCCTATCTCAACCACAACGCCGGCATCGTCAGCCTGGATCAGTTCATGCCCAATAGCCAACATCCGAGCACCTATCTGGATGTGGTCGCCGATCCCAGCGAGAACGAGCTGATCACCGACGAGATGCAGGTGCTGTCTGAGCAGCTGCAAGTCGCTGTCCGCAGCTTGCCGGATCAACACCAGCACATTGTCAAAGAGCGCTATTTCACCGGCGAGAGGCGGCCCACCACCTATTCGGTGTTGGGGCAGGAGCTGCACATGTCACGGGAAACCGTGCGGCAGATCCATGACCATGCGTTGACCAGCCTGCGCCTCAAGCTTGGCGGTCTGACAGGGCAAGAGTGCATTCAAGTTCTGCAATCCGCCGCGTAGCGCCGCGAATGATCAGATCTTGGTGCATGCAGAGCTGACAGAGCTTGAGCAGCATCTGCTGCGCTTGCGCTAGGTCATAGGACTGCACGGCCCGTCGTTGCTGCTCCAGCGTGAGCAGGTGCTCTGGCCCCGGCTGGGGCACCATCCACTCACCCCAGGGCATAAGGGCAACCTAGGAGGTCACAGTAAGGTGCCTGATGTCAGTCCCCACCGTTGAGTTGGTGGAGACCAGCAACGGGCCGGTGTGGCGGGTGTGCGGGCTTGGCTATTGCACCGAGCACCGCCAACGCTGGCAGGCTGAGGTGATGTACGAGTGTCTGCTGGCCGCGAAAGGTATCCAGCGGAATGACTTGAAGCGCTAGGCAAGTTCAGCTGGATGTTCACACTGTCCCCCGTGGTCATGCCGGGGGCTTTTTTATGCCGCCTCTAGCGGCTCAGGATCATCCAGCTCACGGCTGAGCCACAGCCTGGTGTCGTTTTCGCTGTAGCTGAGGTAGGTGATGCCATTGGCCATCGCCATCCACACCACCACGCCCGTGTCTTGACGGTGGACTTTCCACAGGCCGGGCTGAATGCGCTGGCTGATGTTCACCTGCTTCATGGCTCAGTAGTCCCAGCGGCGGCGTTGACCATCAGCGCGGCGGCCAAGATGCACGAAGCCCTTTGGGGCGCCATAGCCCACTGAATAGGGCCAGTGCTGATCGCAGTAGGCCTGCACCTGCAGGATCGGCACCCCTTCCACGTAGAAATCAACAGCGCCTTCTTTGGGGCAGCTGTAGAGGTGCTCGGAGTTCTTGGCACCACCGACCGCATCGTTGACGGCCTTTGGGCGGTAGCCGCTGGTGATGATCAGCGGCAGGCCTTTGAACTCACGCCGCACCTTCTCCATGAAGTTGGCCAGCGCCGTGGCGGTTTCAATCTGGTGCTGCTGGGTGAAGCGCCTCTCCGGTTGATCCAGTGCAAACTCGCCCAGGCGAATGTTGGGTGTGACCTTGACGCTGAAGGGGGACTGAGGCGTCAGGCGTGGACTGCTTTGCTGCGCTGCTGGTTGCAGGCGCTGCGAACCGCAGAACAGCGCCACCTCTGCGGCCCGCCGCCGCTCAAGGCCAGCCAGCACGGCTTCCCCGGCATGGACCCATTTGGGCAGCTCTTGCTTCACGACCGTGCAGGGATCCTCTCCGGCGAGGAGCCGCTTGCGCAGGGTGCTCTCCTCCAATGCGCCGAGGCCGAGGTTGTAGGCAAAGCTGATCAGGGCCGCCACCTGCTGCGGCTTCCATTGCTTGGCGACAGGCAGCAGATGCAGCACCCCAGGGCCGAAGAGGTTCTCCACCTCGTTCTGCAGCAGTTCATCGGCTAGGGCCTGGCTGATCTTGTCGCCAATCCGCACCGGTGCATCCATCAACCGTGTGGTGCCCCAGCCGATGGTGGGCACACCGGCCGGGCAGCGGTAAGCCTCCAGGTGGCAGCCTTCAAACTCGCGGATGATCTTCAGCGCTGGCGCCAGCCAGGTTGGCGGCTGCGGTTGCTTGGAGAGCGGATCGGAGCGGTACAGCTCGGCGAACTCACTGAGCGTGTCCGTGTTCAGCTGTTCTTGCAGCCAATCCCAAGCGGCCAGCTGATGCGGCAGTTGTTTGAAATGCTTCGCCGCCTCGCGCAGCTGGATGATGCTCATACCTTGGCTTCAACCTTGGCGAGACGTTGCTCAATCGCGCTCAACCTTGGATACAGCTCCTGGCGGTCTTCCTTGATCTCGGTGCGCAGCAGACTCACTTCGCCTGCGATGTGCTCCACGGCGCTGGTCAAGCGCACCACCGCCTTGGAGGCCTCTTCATCTCGGCGCATAAAGGAGCCCACCCCACCGGCGCCAATGGCCAATACAGCGCCGGCTAGTGCAGCGACGACTTCCACCATGGATCAACGACGCTTGCGCTTGGTGGCCTGCTCGGTCTGCGCTGCTGCAGCGATGCCGCGCAGTGCAGCCAAGACCAACTGCACCCAGCCGTTGGCTTTGACGCCAGGGATGTAGCTCAACAGTTCAGAGCCGGCTAACAGTGCAATGGCCAGACCCGCGAGTTCCTCTGGCGTCATCAGAACGGCGCTTCTGATCTAACTTGCCCCTGCCATAAAAAGCCCCCGCCGTAGCGAGGGCTCCCGTCTCCCAGCTCGCAGCTCAGCTCTCGCCGTCAGCTGCTTGCTCGGAACTTGCCTTTTTCTTGCCGCTGGTCTTGGCCACCACCGCCTTGCGCTCTTCAGCGCTCAGGGTCCAGCCATTGCGCAGGGCATCCATCATCTCCAGCCGGGTCGAGGCCACATAGGTGGCCCCGTTTTCCGGGTGGGTGAGGGTGACCGGATAGGCCGACATCACTTAGCGATGTAGACCGTGGCAGTAGCAGCACCAGGGCTGCCGGTCTTGGTGATCACACCCTTGACCACAGCAGCACGACCGCCGAGGCGCTCGGTCACTTCAGGGCCAGAGAAGGGCACCTCTACGGTCTTGGCCGTAGCGGGCAGGGTGATCGACTCGATGGTGACGAAGGTGCCACCAGCAGCGGTGGCGGCTTGCAGGCTCACAGTCCACTCAGCCGAACCGGCGGTGTAGGAGCTGTAACCACCGGAGGCGATTACCACCTTGGCGGCGTACAGGCTGGAGGCGTCAAAGACCACCTCAGAACCGGTGACGGTTGCGGTGGCACCGCTGGCGGTAGCCAGCTGCAGTTCAGCGTCGCGCAGGTAACCCCGGCGATCACTCATTCCAGTTGCGACAGGCATGGGTCAATCCTCAGTGAGGTAAAGAACAGAGATCAGGCAGCGACAGCGGCATTGGTAATGCCAGCCAGACGTGCAATCGCGCGGGGGTGGAACACGGCCATGCCGAGGTAGGCCTCCACGCGGATACGACGCACGGGCTTGGTGTCGATCTCGCCCAGATCGCGCACACCGATGCCACCGTTGGTGATCAGAGTGGCGCCATTGACGCCAGCGGCCACGCAGTAGACCGAGCTGCAGGCGCTGCTGCTGCCTTGGGTCTCGTTGAAGGCCATGATCTGAGCACCGGCCTCGTCGTGGTCGATGTCGATGATCGGCACGCCGTTGTAGGAAAGCTGCTGACGACCGAGGGCGTCTTGGCCGTACTGCAGGTTGCCCACCGCAGCAGCCACACGAGCAGCAGCCGAGAGACGGCGGCGCAGGGTGCGGTTCATGATCAGCACCGGGTTGCCCACGGTCTCATCCACTGCGTCGATCAGCTCATCAAGAGCAGCAAGGCTCAGGCCAGCGCCGTTGGCGGCGTTGGTGATCAGCTGCGAGGAACCCGAGGGGATGCGGGCCTGCAGGCCGTCGAACTCGTTGACGTTGCTGGTGGAATCACCCTTGATCAGGGTCTTCTCCAGCTTGAGGCGTGCAGCCTTGACCTTCATCGCCACTTGGGCGGTGCGGATCTCAGGGCCTTGCATGGCCTCCAAGGCCAGGTCGATGTCCACATCACCGCCGAAGATCTTGAGGGCTTCGGACTGGGGGTTGATGATGCCGGTGGACTCAGAGTAGGCCTCATTGACACCACGGAAGCCGATGCCGGGGAGGGTCTGCTCTTGGTTGTAGTGAATGCCGGTGCCAGTCACCGACAGCTGAGGCATGGCTGCGTACAGCTTGCCTTCGCGGAAGATTTCAACGATCCCCTGCTTGAGGGAATCCTGCCGGCCCAGTTTGCCGGCCTCGATGGTGGTAAGTGCCACGGTTTAGAGGTGGTGGGGGTGAACAGGAGTCAGCGGCATCGCACCGGCTGAGCACAGAAGTTGTGGTGATCAGTGGCATCGCGCCAGCTGACACAGCCCCACATCGCGTGCAGGCATGACTTGAGTTGCCAGACATGCAAAAGCCCCGCCGAAGCGGGGCTCTATCAGCCCGATGCCGAAGCAGAGCGGGAACAGAATCAAAGTAGTCGGCGAGACTAAGAAGCAGGTGCCTCAGGTTTAGACCAGGTGCTGTATTCAGCGCTGGTGATGTAGGCCACCAGTTCGTCGGTGCTGGTGGTGGCTTCAATGACTGCCACCTTCTCGCCGCACTTCTCGCGCACCAGTTGGCGCTCGGCTTTGACCTCTGCAGGCACTTCGGCGCCGTTGTCTGCTTCGCGGATGATCACCCAGTCAGTGGGTTGCAGCAACGTGTTTGCGGTGGTGCGGGTTTGCTCCACCCATTGCTCCACCAGTTCGGTGTGATCTTTGGGGATCAGGGCGCCGTCAGCGTCGTAGCCCCAGTAGAAACGCTGGTCGTAGGGCTGAGGATCGGGTGCTTCGGTGATGCCGATGGCTTCGCGTTCTTCCGGCGTCGCTAGGCGCAGAAAGTTAGCTGGGTACTGGATGCCGTCGTGGGTGAACGCCACGTCTGGGCTGAGGGGTTTGCCGTCAAGAATGAACATGGCTCGCTAGTGGGTAGTGGTTACCTGGCACGAGCCAGGGAGAAGGGCGATTCCGCAAAACAGGCGTAGACATAAGTGCCGGCACTTGCATTAACAGAAGCGTCCGTGCTTCGGAGTTTGAATCCATTGCTCACAATGTCCGCCAGATCCGCAGTGCCTTCAGCGTCTGCAGTGTTTGGATATAGTGGATCATTGTCGACGTTATAGCCTTCGCGAGCTGCATCGATAATCGTCCAATTTCCAGTGGAATCAGTGCGCTTGATCATGATCCAGCGCGGGCGCATGTTGGTGAACACCATGGGACCATCTGCGCTGCCGTTGCCGGTGTAGGAACCGAAGGCGCTGTACCCCGCAACTGGGGCGAAGCAGTAGGCGACGAAAGTTGCTCCTGTGGCAAAAGTCAATCCACCCTTTGCACCAAATACTGAACCAGTCGGCAGAGCTGCGCCAAAGATTTCTGTTGCACTTGTTACGCCATTTGTGTTCTGTAGTCCTAGATGCTGTGCTGTATTTGCGCAAACAGAACGGTGATGAACAGGCCACCCAGCAGATGTTGCCGTACGTTCTTTGACAATTATCAAGCTAGGAATACCACCTAGTCCATGTCCGCAAGTAAAATTACCTGCAGGCGCTGTTCCAGTAACAATTGAGAATCCCGCACTGGCATTAGCCCTCACCTGCGATGAGATGGTGCCTTGTGTGTTTGTGACGGTGGAGCCGCCGGCGTCCCAGGTCCAAGCGACATAAGTCTGAGAAGTATTGTTGTCGTTAACAGAAGCTGAAACCCGAATACCGTTTGAGAGCAGAGAAAACGCATCAAAGTTGCTAATTTCAGCGCTAGCTGTATTACTGTTAAGACGATGAGTGGTAATAATACTATTTTCAAGGCGATGATCGAAAGTTGTCGATCTTGATTTCATCCAGCTAAAATCTGGGGAAAAACCAAGTCCTGTAATACTTCTACCATCTGTACCATCGCCAGTCCAAGTTAAAACATCCATCACCGTGGATGGCTTGACGATGGTGGGTGCGGGCAGGTTTGCCGTGCAGAGCGCCTTGAAGCCTGCTGGTGCTTGATACGCCCACGGGCGTTGGCCTGCGTTTAGATAGGTAGCGGTACTAGAACCAAGAGCTGAGCCAGCGCGAACCGCTGGTCTATAACCACCTGTCAAGCCGGAAAACGCAGTGCCTTGGCTGACGTTGTTTTTGTAAAAGACAAGTGTCCCAGCATCAAGGTCTAGCGCAACACCAATAACATCTCCAGAGGCAAAGGTGGAGCCGTATGCATAACCAAGTGCGCTGTTAATTTTTTGCCCATTAGCCCCATAGTACCCGTAGGAATCTGAGGTATATCCTGGATAGCCAGTAACGCGGGAACTTGTTGGCCACACTCCAATATCATCCTGAGCAGACCCCGATGTAACCTCCCAATACCACTTACCAGAGCTGACGCCTATCGTTCCCGAAACTCCAGCAACATCTGTGGATCCAGCAGCTTGCAAATTTCCATTGGCCAGGGTTGTAGATAATAGATCTAGCGGATTCCAAGTGCAGTAATTCCCCCTGACCTCACCACCGGCGCCGGTGTCGGGCTGCGTGCCGTTGACGGGTACATCCACCAGGCTGTCGTTGCCTGCACCAGCGGTGACACTGAGGTTATTCGGCGTCCAGTTGTTGCCGTTGCCGGAGCTATCTTTACCCAGCGTGGTGGCAGTGGCGGCGGAGTTATCCGCGAAGTCGAGCTTGAAACCGTTGGTGCCGTAGGTGCCGGTGTAGCGCTTGGGCATCCAGACGCCGGTGGTGGTGGAGAACTCACCAAAGCTGGTGGGGTCTAATGCTTGGCCGTCGATGAAGTGGATGTCTGCTAGGTATGCGTTTGCATACTCGCTCCATAGAAGATCGCCACCAACAGCGTGAGCAATCGTTGAGTTTAGAAACCCATCGTAATTGAGCGTTGGATATGACGTAGAAGATAGCTGCGTTACTTGCGATCCATTCACATACAACTTAACCCTGTCCGATGCAGTTGCTTCGGCGGTGTTGTATCTTACGACGATGTGGTACCAGGCGGATAAATCTCTATAAAAAGCCGTGGATTGAACATTGGTAGTAAAGCCGCTGTTGTAATCAAGATAAAATAATGTGTCGGTGTTGAGGAAACCGATAGTAGAAAAAGTACTAGCGGTAGAGGCCGCAAAAATGCGTTGAGTAGCTCCGGCTCTACTCCGCTTCACCCATCCCGCCCAGGTCCACGTCTTGCGGTTGCCGGCTGATGCGGGGGTGCGGCTCAGGTATGCCGAATCGGCAGAGTTAAACCGCAGGCTGCGGCTGATGGTGTAGTCACCTGCGGCGCTGCCGAGCAGCAGGGCGTTAGCGCTTCCGGGAATCATCAGCTCAGGTTGGTGATCAAGGTGGCGGTGATCTGCGTGGTGGACTGCACGGAATACACCAAGCAATCACGCGCTGATGCAGTAGTGGTCAGCGTTGGTGCAGTGCCGCCGGTGAAGTCCCAGTAGCTGCCGTAAGCCAAGGTGCGGGAGCCGGTGCCGTCCTGCGTAATCCAGATGCAGCCCGACTGTCCAGCCGTCAGGTTGCTGGGGTTGGCCAAGGTGCGGTTGCCGCCAAGCGTCACGCTGAAGTTGTTGCTATCGGCGAAGTCGGGCGTGATCGTGGCGCCATCGGTGAGTGCTGTGATCTCACCGCGCTGGCCTTTGGTCCAGGTTTGTGCGGTGTCCTTGGCGCCATAGGCGCTCAAGGCGCTGGTGGTGGCGAGATTATCCACCGTCACCGTTTGGGTGCTGGTGACAATCGAGTCAACCTTGACGGATCCGTAGGGCATGGCGAGTTAGATGGCGATGAGCCAGGTGGCGTTTGCAGGAACAGTCACCGCATAAGTGGCGGCGACTTCAACAGGGCCAACAGAGAAGCCGTTGCTGCCGGCGCTCAGCTCCACGTTTGAGCTGATCACTTGCGCGGTTTGGGCGATGGGACCGCTGCTGCCACCACCACCGGACAACTCGACGATGCTCGCGGTGCCGTTGTCCTTCTTGGTGTAGAGCTTGCCGTCGTAGGTGTTGAGCGCAAGCTCACCCAACTCCAAATCAGTTGTTGCCGGTGCCTTACCCGCAACAGCTGAGCGTTTGAGCTTAATTAAGTTGGCCATCTGGCGTCCGTTGGTGGCTATTTAGCCGGACGCTTGAACTTGCCGAGATCAGAACGTGCCGCCATCTATCGTGGCGCTTGGGCTGAGGTAATCCGTGCCGTCCACCGCTGCGCTGTAGCTGCTGCCATTGCCCTTGAGCAACCCGGTGACAGCGCTGGTGAGACCGGTGCCGCCGTAGCCCACCGCAATCGCCGTGCCCTGCCAAGTGCCGGTGCCGATGGTGCCGACCGTGGTGAGGCTGGAGCTGGTGACCCCAGAGCCCAGAGCGCTGCTGCTGAGAACAGCGCTGCCGTTGATGTAGTAGCTCTTGCCGCTGGCGAGGTTGATGTGCTCGCTGCTGGTCCAGGCATCAGTGCTGTCAATCCAAAGCCAGGTCTTATCCGTGGCCCCCTTGAGCACCAAGCCGCCACCATCGGCGCTGGAATCATCGGGGCTGGCAACTGCACCCAGCTCAAAGGTCTTGTCATCCACCGAGACCGTGGTGGAGTTGATTGTGGTGGTGGTGCCGTTGACCGTCAGGTTCCCGGAGACGGTCAAGTTCCCAGAGAGGGTGCCACCCGAGAGGGCGAGGTAGACGCTGCTCAGGTCCGGGATGTCCGCACTGACCAGGCTGCGAAAGGTTGGCGCTGCAGCGGAACCGGTAGCCGGACCCGCCAGCACCAGATTGGCGTTGCGGGTAGTGGCTGCACTGATGAACGCACCAGGTCCGCCAATGGCCAGCGCACTGGTGGCCGTTCCACCGGAGCCACCGGTGCCGAGGCCGTAATAGAGAACCTGGCTGTCTTCGTTGAAGGCCAGCTCGGCATTGGCCAGGCTGGCTGGCGCACCCGATCCGCCACCAATGGCGCGCCGCTTGATTCGGATCGTGTTGGCCACGGGCTAGCTAGGTCTTTGCGCTGAAGTTGCCCCTACCAGTGCCCGCCATCGGTCAAGGTCAACGTGGTGTGGATGTTGACCTTCCAGCTGCTGCTGCTGGCATCCCAGACCAGCACCGCGTCATCCACTAGGCCGGTGTCGTCCACATCATTGAGATCGGCGAGGCCAAGGGAGACGTGGCCGATGGCACCGTTGACGCTCTTGACCAGCGTGGTCGGCTCAGAGGTGGCCGGCAGCTGATTGCTGTTGCGGTTGGAGGGCAGCCGCAGCTGCGCCTGACGCTTCGGGCCTTGATCTTCCAAGACCGCCAGCAGCACCGCACTGGAGCCTGGAAAAGCGCTTTGCAGTGTGGCGACGGCCTCCTCTAGATCACCGCCGCCCCAGTCCTGCACGAAGACATTCCACACCTGCAGAAAGGGTGCGTAGCGGTACTGGGCCTGTTCTTCCAGCTCAGGGACGCTGGAGATCACCACTTCCAAGCCGCTGACCGTGGTGCCAGCCGCCAAACCTTGCCCTGGATCCCGCACCACCAGCGCATCAGTGGTGGCGCCATTGGCGAGGGTGTAGGTGCCCAGAAGTGGAGCGAGCACCGTGGCAATCGCTCCCCGGATCGCCAGAACGTCCACGGAAGGCCTTTAGCTTGAACTTGCCGGCAGCAACCGCTCCACCGCTGCCTGCTCGGCATTGACCAGCAGCACACCGGCTTGGAAATGCACCGGCATGATCCCGGCCGGTAGGCGGAACTGATAACGCAGCAGCGGGCGATCCATATCATGCAGCTGGACCACCTCTCCGCTGTGGTGCCCCTTGGCCGCCAAGAAGGCGCGCACGTTGCGGCCTTCCCAACTCGGGGCCACCAAGGCCACGCTCTGATCGTCACTGACAAGCAGCCGCACCGCAAGGGTGTCGGCGCGGTGTTGGCTGGCCTTGATCACCTCACGCCAAATCGCCACCAGCAACGGCGGTAGGCGTTCCTCATGGCGCAACGCAATGCAGATGTGCGCCACCACCGGCGGCAGCTGATCCTCCTCATCTTCAGCCTGCGGGGCAAACAAAGCCCAGTCGTCAACACTGGTGGCTTTGCCCTTCTTGGTGTCGCGGTTGATGTTGTACGTGAGGCTGGTCAACTGAGCTGTGGCCAGGCCGCTGAGGTAATGCTCTTGGCGCTGCTGCTCATGCAGCTCCCGCACCGCTGCCAGCACCACGCTGAGCGGTTCAGCAGCAAAGGTTTCGCGCCGGAACTGGCCGGGGAAGGCACGGCACAACGCCCAAAACAGGGCGGTCCAATTCACCGCGCGGCGTTGGTAGTCCCCGGCGGCTGCTTTTTTATCGCCTCCTCAGAAGCAGGTTCGCCGCTATCAGGATCAGCGGCTTGGCGCTCGCGCTCATAGAACTCAAACAGCTGCTCAAACAGCAAGGTCGGCAGCTGCGTGGTGGTCTCTAGCGCCCACTCGGGGCGATCAGCGCGGTGCCGCAGCAAGGCGGTGACTGCCGCCTGCTTGCGCCGCGTGCCGTTGTCGATAAACGCCTTAGTCAGCTCCACCAGCTCCTGCAGGTAGGCAATGCGGATGCGCTCTTGATCGGCGCTCAGCTCACCGCCACCAATGGCGAGGTTGATCAGATCAAACGCTTCCACCAAGCTCACCTCCTGTTCCCCAGCGATGCGCTGCGCCAAGCGAGCAGAGGCCACAATCGGCGCCTCGCTATCACCAAGCAGATCGGTGACGGTGATCGTTTCACCCACCAGCAGGCTGCCGTAGCTGGGCAGCTTGAGGATGCCGGTTTGCTTGGTGCCGATCTCCACCAGCTTGGTCTTGGCTGGGGCAATGGCGAAGGGCAGATCCAGCGTCATGAGCCCAGACCAAAGCTGATTTTGTCCATGGCGCTCATGCCTTGCAGATTGCCGGCGGTGAGGTTGCCGCTGCCGCGCATCCCGCCACCGTGGCCATTGCTCACCGGTGCAAAGAAGTGGCCGTAGACCGGGTGGGTCTTGAGCTGCTCTAGGTAGGCGACGGGGGTGAGGGGATCGCCGTTGTCGGTGAGCATTGCTTCGCCGTTGGCATTGGTGACCACCACATCACCGGCCTCGTTGACCTTGAAGCGGCCACCCACGGCACCCATCAGGGCATCGAAGTAGGTGATGCCATCCTCAGCACCACCGTTGCGGCCGCCAGCGGCTTGGAAGGCATTGGCCAGCGCTTGCTTGCGGTACAGCTCCGACTTTTCCGCTAGCGCTTCGGCGAGCTTCTGGTCTTTGATCTTGACCTGCTGCAGCGCTTCGGCTTTGGCGGCTTCTGCGGCTTCTTTGATGCGCTGCTCCATCTCCGAGCGCAGGCGCTCCTCACGCTCTTGCCCTTCTTTGATGTTGCGCAGCTGATCAGGATCCAAGCCTTGCAGCTGCTGTTGCAGCGCTTTCAAACTGCGTTCTGCAGCGCGGCGGGCTTCGCGTTCGGCTTGCAGTGCCGTAAGCCCGTCTTGCCCCAGGACTTCTGTTGTGCTGACGGGCTGACTATCGCTGAGCGCTGCTTGGTTGTCTTGAGTGTCCGTGCTGTCGGACATAAAGGCAGTTCAATGTGCTTGCAGGTTAGCTGTCTTCTGGCGCGATCAAATAACCGGCGAAGTAGGGATCACCTGCATAAGCGATGAACAGCGAGCTAATCACAGCCTGCTCTTCTGGTTTGGCGATGAAGTAGACGCTGTTGCCATCCGGCTGTGATGGGGTGCCGGAAACGCTTATTGGCGTGATGCTGCCCGGCGATGAACCACCTTGAAACAGCGTCAAGGCCTGCTCGCTGATGTTCTCGGTGTAGAAGGCGCCGTCAAAGTCCTCCACGCTGGCTGCGGTGTAGTCCTCAAAGCTGCGGCTGTAGCGGCCAAAGGCCAGCCGCAGATCACCGCAGTTCTGCAGGCTAGGAGCAATGCTGCCTAGCTCACCCACGCCAGAGGCATCCGTGACGACCTTGAGGCCTTCAGCGGTGTTGGCGCTGGTGATCTGAGTGGGGAAGAGGCGGATGCCGGCGATGTAGTCATCAGGCTGCCATGGCGGGCCGTAGAGCAGCTCATAGATCAGCTGGTTGAACGCATTGATCTTTGGGTTGACACCACCGCTGCTGCTGATCGGCTGCAGTTCAAAGCCGCCTTCGACCTCCCAAAAAGCTTGGTCGCAGTCAAAAGCTGGATGGGTCTCACTCAGTGTTTCAACCAACGCTTCAGATGACTTGCGCTGCGTCACGGTTCGAGCGTAGGTCTGTTCCACCCAGCCACTGATCGGACCACCAAACAAAGTCGCCGCCTGCTCAATAACCCGGGCTGATGTGCTTTGGATCTTGTATTGCAGGAAAGGAGCGGCAGCTCCTTCAGCACCGCCACCAATCAGATCCACCTCATAAGTTACAAAATCAAAGTAGACATAGGAGGCGTCAAGATTCTGCGGAGTAAGGTAAGGAGTAACAGCTCCAGGATTGATCCAAGATTCCTTGCTCCAGCTCATCGTGCCGCCCTTATCAAACACGCGCACACCACGGCAGTAGGTGATGATCAACCGTTGATCCACCACCATATAGTCGTTGACCTTGAAGCTGAACCATTGGTTAAACTCTGGCTGGATCGTTTGAGAGGCAACAAACCCACCAGCGCTAGTGATCGCATTCACCGCGTTGGTGTAAGCGTTACTGCTGTAGGTCGTGTAGTCCAGATCAAACGGCACGGTGCTCATCGGCTGCACCGCGCTGATCAACGTGTCACCCCGAAAAACAAACAGCGTCTGATCAGGCTTAACTCTTACGTAATTCGCCGGGTTGTCGTAACTAGCGAGCGTGTCGTCGCCGTACTGCACCACATAGATCGGCTCCAGCAGGCCATCGGTGTCGCGGCGAAAGCTCAGCTCCCGCTTTGCATCACGCAGCCGAGCTACACCGCCTTTCTTGAAGGCCGCCTCTAGCGCTTGGCGTTGACTGACCTGCACCCGCTCCACACCACCAGCCGCTGGGGCACTGGACTGCGCTTTGGCCGGTTGCTCACCGGCGCTGGGCTTGGCAGCAGTGCCGCGTTGCGCTTGAGCGGTTTGCGGTTGCTGCTGCCGTGAGGCCGTGATCTCGGCTTTGGTGCGGCGGTCTTCCCCGCGTGCATTGAGCACCTCGCGGTTGGCATCCACCGCCTCCTGCAGGCGGCATTGCAGATCAGCCACCGAGTTCCCGCTTGAGCCGCTCTTGGCGGCGCTTGAGGTTCATCGCAATGCGCTTCACCGCCACCTCTTGCTCCAGCAGCTCCCGCACCGGAGCGAATGCTGCGGCCTGCTGCACATTGACGTTGACGACGGGCTGCGCCATCAGTCGTTCACCGCCAGCGTCACGGTGTAGGCAATGGTCTGGCCATCGGCGATGGTCACCGCCGAGCTTTCCGTCAGCACGCCGTAGACACTGCCAGCGCACTTGCGCAGCCGCAGCGTGCCGCTACCGGTGGAGGTGAGATCCACCTTGTTGCCAGCACCCACCGGTGTGGCGGTGTGCAGGGTCACGGTGTTGGTGCCGGTGCTGTCCACGTAATAGAGGGTGCCTGCGGTGAGGCCACTGGGCAGGCTGCCGCCGGTGTCAGCGGTGACCGTGACGGCATCGCCATCGGTGAGACCATGGCCGGTGACGGTCAAGGTGTCGGTGCTGGTGTTGACACCACTGCTGGCGGTGATGCTGGCGCCGGCCTGGCCATCGGCTGCGGCATCCAGCAACAGCAGCACATGGCTATAGGTGAGGCTCCCACCCGAGGCGCTGAACTCCACATCAACTGCATCCTGCTCGTAGCGGCCATCCACTGCGTCGTAGCTGCCGCCGGTGAGCGCATCGCTCTGAAAGCGGGCGTAACCGTTGGTGCCTTCGGTCAACTCGTAGCGCACCCACGCCGCAATGTTGTCATTCAAGCCCGGTGCTGTGCCGGCATTGATCAGCACAGCGGTCAGCACTTTGCCGCTGTAGGCAGCGGACATGATGCGGCCTAATTCAGCCTGGGTGATTGCGCTGGTAACGGCCATGGATCACACGCTATGCCTCAAGTTGCCCCACTACAGCCATTCAGCAAACAGATCCAGCTTGTAGGTCTTGGTCTCGGTCGAGAGCAGTGTGACCGGGCTGGATTCATGAATCACAGCCACCAGAGGAATCGAATAATCCGGCGGAGTTGCTCCTCCATCCTGCGCTGGATACACGACGACCAACAGGTCGGTATAAGTAACAGTTGTTGCGTAGTCCAATGTGATTTCAAGCTGCGGCAGTACAGCGCGATCTGTGATCGTTGCGTCATAAGCCACAGCATCACCTGTGACATAGATGTCGTAGGCGCTATCAAGAAAGTAATCCGTTGGGCTCAACCAGCTGTAGAAGGAGCCATCCAACGCAGGTGGCGTTGCAGCGCCACTGGTATCGGCCAGATAGATGCCAAACAATGCCCCGTCATAAAGCCACCACAGCGCACCCAGCACGCCCTCACGGTTTGGAGTCAGGCTTGCTGTCACTGCATCAAAAGGTGCTAGCTAAGGTTGCCGCCAAAGCCCATGCCAGCGCTGAAGCTTTCCACCAAGCTTTGACGTTCACTGCTCGTGAGCTGCAGGCGCACCTGAGAGCGCACGCTTTGCACGGCTCGCAGCTGTGCCTTGGCCACACCAGCCACGGCGCCCATGGCTTTGTAGACGCCACCGGGCACGTACTTGATCGCCAGCTGCGCCACCGCTTGGAAGGTGATCGGCACCTTGAGCCGATACGGCAGCAGCACGGCCGCAGGTGCAGCGGTGTAGCGGTAGCTCTGCTCTTCATCATCCGGCAGGCTCTCCAGCAGCGCCGCGATGCTGGCGGTGTCGCTCACATCCGGCAGCTCTTCAATTGCCACCGCATTGGCCAAGGGCTGCGCACCGTTGTCGCTGGTGGCCGGCAGGATGGGCAGCTGGGAGGCCCCAGGCGGCAGCGGCATCCAGCGCTCGCCGTTGACATCTCCGCCAGCAGCACCGACATAGAGCGCATCGGTGGAAACCAAGCAGCTGGTGGCATCAAAGGCCCAAGAGGTGCCATTGACGCGGTAGGTGGCCATCACATCGGCATTGCGCAGGTGGAACACCGCAAGCGGTTGATACGGCAGCACACCCAACGGCGCGGTCACCTGCAGGCCGTCCTTGTGGCCGATGCGCAGCGCGTTCTGGGTCTTGGCGAACTCCTGCGCTTGCTCCTCCGGTTCAGCGGGCACAATCTCGCCAGTCTCCTCATCCACCACGTCATCGGGCAGGAAGGGCACCACGTACTTCTCCGCTTCCGGCAGCTCCGCTTCGGGCAGCGCAGGGTCTTTGAACTCCTGCACCACGCTCTTCTCCACCGGCTTGGGCGTCTTCTCCACGTTCTGCGCCACCTTCTGCGGTGCCGCCTGAATGCCGGACTCCACCTCATCAGCGGTGCGGATGA